TTAATCTTACGACCTACGCTATCAGTTAACTCTCCTTTATCTAAAACTTGTAAAAATATATTAATAACATCTGGATGAGCCTTTTCAATTTCATCTAATAAAAGTAAACTATATGGATTATTTTTAATAAAATCACAAAGTATTGATCTATCACCATAACCTACATAACCAGGTGGTGAGCCAATTAATTTACTTGTAGAATGTGGTTCTATAAATTCTGACATATCTATCTTAAGAAAATTTTGTTTGTTATAAAAAAAGTACTCAGAAATTAATTCACACAAATACGTCTTACCGACACCAGTCGGACCAATAAAAAGAAAAGAACCTAATGGACGGCTGGGGTCTTGTAGTCCAGTTTTAACTCTCTTAAAATGATGTAATAATGATGTAATAGCTCTATTCTGAGAAATATATCTTTCTTTTAAAGAATGTTCTACTTTATTTAAATCAGGTAAACTACTTCCTCTAATATTGCTTATAGGTATACTTGTTTTAATACTAAGTATATCTCTTACGATATCATCTGTAATAACTTTATCAAATTCAACAGCCTTTTGCTTAATTACTTCTTTTTTTAATTTATTAGATAGAGTTGTTTCCTTTCGCTGTAGCTTAATACCATCTTCAAAATTACATCCTTCCACAGCTACAAGTTTTTGTTTTTGTATACTATCTATTTTCAGCTGTAATTGTACAATTTGTTCTGATGTGTTAGATATTTGATTTTTAATATGAGAGCCACATTCATCTAATAAGTCAAGAGACGCAGCAGGTTGGCTTTTATCAAAAATAAACCGCGATGATAATTTAACAATATCTTCTACTATATTTCTATTATACTTTACATTATGAAATTTTTCATACATAGGAATCATATTATATAAAATTCCTTTTGTTTCTTCTAAATTAGTTTGTTTAACAACTATGTTCTCGAAATTAGAACTAATAGTTGTAATATCATCAATATATTTTTTATAATCATCTGATGTACATGTACCTATAAAATTAATATCATCACTATTAAACAATTCACTGAAATATTCTTCTATATTAGCTGAACCGTCAATACGAGTTATAAGAGCAATATCATTAATAAATAAAATTACATCAGTATTATTTTTAAGATAGTCTTGAAGGACGTCCATTCTAGCTTCAAAATCTCCTCTAAACTTTGTACCACCAATAAGTGTTTTAAGCTTAAGTTCGAGGATCCTTTTATCATGTAAATGGTTAGGTGTAAGTTTTTTAGTTATTCTTCGCGCCAATTCATATACTACAGATTTTTTTCCTACACCAGGTTCACCAGTAATAATAAGATTAGTATTATGTCTTTTTCCTAAAACAAGATATATTTTATCAAATTCAGCATCTCTTGAAAATGTACTTTGTAATTTATTTGTTGAAGCTTGATAAGTTAAATCAATAAAATAAGGCTCTAAGCTCTCTGGTATATTAGATTTATTTAGACCAGTATTAGCTTTAATATCACCTAATTCTTTTTGTATAGCATTTTTTACATTATCAAAATTTAATCCATACTCCATAAGAATAGATGTAGCAACACCATCATTCTCATATAATAAAGATAAGAATAAATGAATTACATCAACAGTATTTTTTTCAAGCTTTTGAGCTAAACGTTTTGCAAAATCTATTATACGTAAAACTCGAGGTGTAAATGATGGACCTGATTCAGGATTAAAAAGTTTATTAGTTTCTTCTATATTTAAAATACTAATAACAATATCTTTTAAATGTGTTACGTCTACATCTAATCGCCTAAAAGTTTGTTCTAAAATACAATCGTCGCTTTCAATTAAACCTAAAAGTAAATGCTCGGTACCAGCATATCTACTTTTAAATTCATTTGCATAAGCTTTAGACGAAGCAAGAGCATCCTGTGCTGTGGAACTGAACTTCATTACATATACTTATATACTATAGAGGAATTATACAATCGTACCTTGAGCACCTGAAAAGGTACCAGTACTACTAGTAGTTAGAACTGGGCTCGTTGTGTCTAATATATAACCAGCGGCTCCGCCGGTTCTTGTTTTCCATTCCTCTGCTAATGTACTTGTCCAACTACCATCAATTGAGTCTGGTTCTACAGTGTCGGTATCACCGGGGAGGCCGATCCCACCACCCGATAACCCAGTCATGGGTGAATACGTAGTTAATGTAACTGTATTATCGCCTGCTGTCACTCCTGTATCTGACACAATAACTGTAGCAACTTTAAACCCACCACCAGCACCACCAACTCCCGCAGGGGCAACGCTACCGCCTTCAACCTGTCCGTCACTACCATCATTAGTTATCGTCAAATGACCACGCGTGTCCCCAGCTGGCAATGTTCTACGATATTCAAAAACATCATCACCGCTTTCTATACTGTGAATACCTGCGTAACCACCCGAACCACAATTGGTTAAATGAATCCCAGCACCACCACCACCACCCGCGCCAGCTGATAAAGAAGATACATGATCCATGCCAGTAGCACTTACACCTAATAACCCCCCGGAGCCTCCTCCAGCTCCGCCATAAATAGCTCCACTATTACTAATTATATATTGATTAAAGTACGTATCAAAATTACTAATAGCTGGGCCTCCGTCAAATGATGCTTTATTGCTAGCACTTAAATCTCCAGCCCCGGGACCTGTTGTATTAGTAAAATCAAATCCTGATAAATGTAAGGCACCATGGCCTCCTAGGCCTCCTTTTCCGACCAACGCACTACCAGACTCAATAATAAACTCAATTCCATTATTTAAATACACAAAATCTTGAATACTACCATCTTCAATATTTGGAGCATCAAATTGTAGAGCCCCTGATACCGCTGATACAGAAAATACTGATAGCGGACTATGAACTGTAAATGTTGCACTAACTGGGTTCGTTGCTGATACTGCAGACCATGCTACAGTATTAGTTTCTGCAGTGCTGGCTGATAATGCTTCCCATACATTAACACAACTTAACATATTGGGAACTGCAAGCCCACCTCCTATATCTGGGCCTGATTCATATGTAGCAGATATAGAAGATAAAAATAAATGTATTGTCTTGAGTTCCTCATTAATCCTCGCCAACCCATATGTTGTTCCTAATGTAGATGCATCGTTCGGATTGCTTAATTCTATACTTACAACCTTCTCGTCAGAAGAACCGGTTCCTGCTGGCTGGGCGCTTAAGTCAAACACTAAAGAAGAAACACCTCTTGTAAAATGCAATGTACTATTAGCGCTTAACTCACCAGCAGATAACGTACCTGGTGTAGCAGGAATAGGAATACCAAAATCCTCATATTCATCAATAGTATAATCATATGCTCCCGCAACTGGTGCATGAGGAGCATACTCACTATTGCTTATATTCGAAAACGGTATTACTGCAATATTACAAATAGAATCTTCTAAATATTCCCCATCTCCATATGGATCATCTCTTGTAATACCGACACGTACAGTGTTTCCTTCATTTACTGCCCAACTAGTACCTGATAAACTTAAAGTATATTTCGAAGTCGGTTTCGGTGTCAGAGTAATAGCACAGACTTGAGCTGTAGGATCAATTACACAATTAGATTCTTGTTTTATTACAAAGCTAAATGTCTTATCATCACCTGAGAAGAATTTGTTTGTACCTATAGATATCAAAGGCTTTAATGTTTCGCCACTGCTAAAAGAATCCGAACCGCTCAGCGTCCAGTTTTCTACAAATGGAAAAAAATCAGTCGCGACCGCTGTACCAAGAGTAGTATAATAACTAAAAGAACATGAATTGGCTGTACTAATATCATTTTCCCTCTTAACACCTATATTAATAACGGAGCCACCTTCAACATTTTCGACAATTGAAGTTAAAGATAAAACATTAGTTGCATGTTCATTCTGACCAGGTAGCCGAGCTGGTATCTCAGCAGGTGGATTATTATTTAAACTCTCTTCTTTAATTAAATTAAACAAATCCACCTGCTGATTGTATAATAATTCTAACGGTCTATTAACCACGTCAGTTAATAGTGGTTCATTTACTCCAATATAAAAATTACTATCGATAGTAAAATTAGAAGGTAAGTCAAAAGCCTTGTAATTTATAGTACACAGTGTCGGCATAAGGAACGTACCTTTAACATCATTATAATAACTATAAATCTTTTTATTTAAATTCTCAAATAATGAAAAATGATTATAAATTAATTTTTTAGTAGTCTTATTAAAAGTTATATTACTTACAGTCTCTTGAGGCAATACTAATATATCTGATAAGCTAAAATAATTAGTATAAAAATTCTCATGATATAATTTTGTTGATATATCCTTATCGCCAAAAACATATGTAACAGTCGGAGATATAAATACATTATTAGTATCTAACGCAGAGAGAGGAGTAGTAGTAACTGTTAAATAATCAGCATCATTATGCAGTGCACTATCAAATGATAAAATCTTATTAGCGCTCGGTGTTTCAGTGTCCGTAGTCCCTAGAATAAAATTTGCTTTAGAAAAGTCAAATGTAGTTATTGGTAGATTGAAATTAGTTTTATAGAACTTGAAAATATTTTTATTGTTACTAATATATAAAATATTTTTTGAAGACTTACTATTCACTATTTTAGTGAAATTTTTAGATTCTTCGAAACCAGTAACAGCTTGCATCCTAGTATCATATATATCAAACGGTGAATAGGGTTCTTCTATTACATTGTTTTGTACATCATATTCAAGTACTTTACCTTTTTTTGAAAGTATATACCCTGTAGGTGTTATATCTGTGTCGCTTTTTTCATCAACAACTATAGAAACTAACTTACCCGTATTAGGGTTATTAAATTTAGACGGAGAACTAACTTCATGAATAAAGTTAAAATCTAAATCAAATACCTTTAAACTATTATGTCCGTTATCAAGTATATACACTCTATCCTCATGCACAGATAAAGATGTTGCACTAAGGAGTTTATTTTTAGTTTGAGATAACCCTTGTCCGCCAATTGTTTTTAATAAATACCGACCTGGATGATCTGAATCGTCTATACCAGTACGTTTCAACGCAGGGTCGTTAGTTACTAAACCAGCTATATCAAACTTAAAAGCTGAATTTAATCCTTGATCGAGAACAAATAATAAATTACCAACTGTATCTACACTAACAACATTTTTAAATTTAAATGTTTTATTAAATTCTACATAATTACCAGAAAGTAATGTATTAGGTGAACTTAATGTAGTAGTACTTTCAAGTACAATCGATTGATTCGGACTATAATTAAAATATAAAAAATAATCATTACTATCATTAGTATAAGTTTTCTTAGCAATATGAACTTCTTTGGTACTAGATAATAATGGTGTACTAGTACCAGTTACTGGGAGAGTTGCGACCGAACAAAGCTCAGGAGTAAGCGTAGTATCAAGAGACCAATATCCAAAATCACCTGTAGTAGGAGATGTTTGGGTTGTCATTTCTGCATTTGCTATAAGAAACAAATAATTACTATATAATTTACGTATACTATCATTGTATACATCAGATATAGCAAAATCATTGTGACTGATTTTTATATCTTTAAACGAAAAAGGTAAGTCGGTCTCAGCAATTTTTAATTTATCTAAAACCCTATCTCTTTCAAAGCCTCCGGTTGGAACAGCTGTTACTTCACTATACACTGAGTTAGGCATTATATTAAATATTTAACAATTTTATCTTAATTTAACAGATTGAAGTTATAAAGACATTTGTAAATATTTATAATGCCGAGAAAAAAAGTATCTGAAGTACAGCATGAAGTAACTGTTGATTTTATTCTAGATTTATATAAAAATGCAAAACTAATGGATCCATCTGAAAGAGATCAAACAGTTGATAAAATAAAAAAGCTAGTAAAATATATGGGTAAAACGATTAATATAGATCTTAATGACCTCAAAAATTAATTTATCCTGGGAAAGTATTGAACAAGATATATCCTTATTAGTAAAAAAAGTAAAAGATTTTCATCCTACGTGCATTCTTGGTATTGCAAATGGTGGAATGATTCCAGCAGCTCTTTTAGCAAAAAAACTAAAAGTAGATAAATTACTATCATGTAATTTAAAATCCTATCAAGATGACGCTCCTCGAAAAGGTCCTCATAATATAAACGATGTAGTAAAACAAATCTCTTTTCCGACACAAGATGAATTAATGAGAGAAAGAGTTCTAATAGTTGACGATCTCGTTGATACAGGATTAACTTTAAAAAAAGTGTATGGTAATTTTGTTATATATAATGATCAATATAATATAACCTGGGATTTTGCTACATTATATTATAAGCCCAAAACAGCCTTCATGCCTGATTATACAGTGAGAGAATTTGATAATAACGATTGGATAGTATTTCCTTGGGAGTGTTAATTATTTATACACCTAGTTCATCCTTAAGGAATTGTGTCTCATCTCCCCTTCTACTATTTTAAATACTTCTTCCTCTACTTTTTCTAGAGGGCTATAATCGGTAAAGAGATGTTTTTTAGGTTTATAAATAGATACTATTTTATCTTTATCTTCTTGTGTTAATTTACCACCAGACTCCCAGTCGTTGTGTCCATATGCGACTTGATCCCAGAAATGAAAATAATAATCTGTAGTACTATTCTCAAATGTAGTCTCTTGTATAATACTCTCATGACTTAAGTCCCAAAATCTAGGTTGCCCATATAGTAATACTGCTAGTTTCATGTCTTTATGATATACCAGGATCTCTTGCCGTCAACATGCATGACTAATTTCTTCTCAGCAACAAACTCGTCGACAGCTTTTGCTACACCGCCATGCTTGAGATCACCGTAATCATGTCCACAAAATACTCCTCCTTCTCTTGTCTTTGGCCACCATGCGTTAACATCTGCCTTTACAGAATCATAGTCATGTTTAGCGTCAATATAACAAAAATCTAAACTATTATCCAGCATCTCTTTCGCGGCATCGACAGATGATTTACGTATAAATCTACATCTACTTTCAAAACCTTTTAATGTATGCATAGCCGTGTTTTTTGTTTCAATTTTTCTCCAGGTATCTATTAAAAACAGTGTGTTACCTTTCCAGTGTTGTAAAATGCCAAGTGCATGACTCCCATATCTAACTCCGACCTCTGCTCCCTTGTCTATTAAATTATTTTTATTTAAATACATTGGAATCCACCTTCTGCGAGTAATATCCGTTAATTTCATTAATCTGTGATAAAGTCTGTTAGGTTACCCCAATCATGTTTGTGATAGTAATAGTCTTGGGAAAAATAATTCTTACTTCACTCTAACTGATCTAACTATAAACCCACACTCTAAATTAGAAGACGCACTCTCACCAAAATGGAAATGGAATAGTTTATTAGTAAAATCTCCATAATTAGGTACGATAATTGTTTCATACCATGGTCCTCGGCGCTGGCCTCCATCAAAAGCTGAACTTCTATTATATTTTATTACTTGACTGAATCCAGATTGATAATTATGACATCCTAAAAATGTACAATAATATTCTTGATAAACTCCGAAATACTCTACATAAAATTCTATAATATTCGTAAAGTCGACACCCCATTTAGCCGTACATGCGGGTTGGTCAATAGTAAATGTTCCAAACCTAACCGTATTACCAACATCCGGGTAGGTTGCAGACGGCACCATTGCGTACCCCGCCCCACCAGATAAATATGCACTAGTTTGAGACGATGTTATATTATGTACATTCATGGTAGATCCTAGCACAGGGACCGTTTGCCATGAACTATTATAAGTAAAACTACCGTCTGTTAATTTAGCAGAAAGAGGACCAGTAGTTAAATTAGTTGTTACATGACCAATGTTATTGCCGCCAGCCGTCGTATCCGGGGCACCAAAACTAAATATAGAATCTATGGCTGTAACTTCAGCTGTACTTGTTATACCAAGTGGATAAATAATAGTACCTGTAGGTACTGTTTGTGCATTTATACCTACACCTGACAAATATAATTGATCAGAACCCTGCCCGCCAATAGTAAGATCACCAGCAGACACAGCAACGTTACCAGAAATATTACCAGCGTGAACTTTATCACCAGAAATGTCGTCGTCTAAAACATTTAAATTACCCCACGGTATTCCTGAATTAACTGCGACCCAAGAACTATGAGTCGATTGACTCTCTGCGCCAGGTACCTGATCAGCGGTTAACATCATAACTGTAGTAGCCCACCTGTCAGGAACATTTACATAATTACCAGCGGCATTATAATATCCAGATGCCGGAGCAACTGCGAAGTCTCCTTTCATAGCATAACCACCAGCCGAAGCTTCAGTCAGTACTGTATGAAAACTGTGTTGTAATGCTCCACCACTAATAAACGCAGTCGGGCCAACAGGTCGACCACCTACAGTGGAACCATCGCCAATAACAACTCTAAAAGCATCTGTTGAATAACCTAGTTCACCTGAACATAATGTTGTGGTTTTTCGGTCGGTATCAGTACCACGTCTTAGAAATAGCCTAGCCTTCTTAACCTCTGCCATATAAAATATTTAATATCTAGATACTATTAATACAAGGTTTATAAATATTTACAATGAATAAAAATGAGACTTATTACGCTATTGCTACGCAACAAGGTAGTTCAGTAAAGCTTGAGATTCGAGAGACTGTAAGAGGTAATGTAGTAAAGAATTATAGATATCCCGGGAAAATTGAAAATCAACCTGTCATATCGGGAGACACAGTGAATTTCACTGTAAAGATAGGATCCTATAGGAAAATGATAATCCAGAACATAAGAACAGGCAAAAAAGTGGAACGCCAAATTCGATGACATAAATACTTATGTTATGAATAACTTATTTAATTATTTAACAAAACCACGGGTAACAAATAGACCTGAATTAGGGGTGTCGTACAGTCCTATATTTGATCTTTTTAACACACTAGAGCAATCATTTGCTGGACCATTTGAAACGTTTTCAAATGATAATATCCGGTTCAATGAGACTAAAGAGAGCTCAAATGTTGAGATTGATCTTCCAGGTGTAAAGAAAGAAGACCTCAAAGTCACTTACAATGATGATACAGATGTGGCATATGTTGAAGCTAAACGAACCATTACTACGAAGACTGGTTCGAAGGAGGAAACATATAACCGATCATTCAGAATTGATGGTGGTGATTTTGACGTTGAGCAATTAAACGCAAAAATTACTGACGGTGTTTTACGCATTAATGTTCCTAGACTGGATCGTGACGATCACACTGGTAAAGAACATAAGGTAATTAATGTTAAGGTTGCTTAACTCTCATCTCATATAACAACACTAACTGGTGGGACCTGTCTCACCAGTTTTCTTTTCATGTACTACGGGTATTGCGGCGGTCGTTCCTTGATTGTCTGTTGTCTTAGCTCCTACCTTTCTTACATCATCTTTTGAAGCCATTAACTTAAGAGGTACATTCTTGAATGGATGTGTGTGAGGATATAATTTAATAACCATATCACA